GGATATCGTTGTCAAGGCAGACTGAAGACTAATATCAAGTCTAAGTACAGTCTCGATAATCCCGAAGACGTAAAGAAATTATTTGGAGCATAGAATGCAACGCCTTTCATCATTTTTGACTGAAGACAAAAACACTCACATGGAACACCTCGAAGACAACTTGCTAAATGCAGGTGTCGATGGAGCAAGACAGTCTATAAACTATCTACGATCTCTACGTGATATGTTGGCAGGTAATTCTCGTTCCGCAGTTAATGTAACTGTCAAATGGGACGGTGCTCCAGCAGTGTTTGCAGGCATTGATCCTTCAGACGGTAAGTTTTTTGTTGCGAAGAAAGGCATCTTCAATAAGAACCCTAAGGTCTATAAGACTAAAGCGGATGTTGATGCTGATACAAAAGGTGATTTGAATATAAAAATGAATTTGGCATTGAAACATTTGCCATCTATGAATATTAAAGGAGTGATACAAGGTGATTTCCTATATGCGAAGAAAGATATTAAGAAAGTGGAGATTGATGGAGAATCGTATATTACTTTTCATCCTAATACGATTGTTTACGCTATACCAGCGAAAAGCCCGCTTGCTTCTAAAATCCTCAGATCCGAGATCGGTGTGGTTTGGCACACTAACTACAGAGGAAAATCTTTTGAATCAATGTCAGCGTCTTTTGGAGAAAAGATCGCAAGCAATCTCAAAGACACGAGGTCAGTCTGGTCAGTAGACGCAGTATATAAAGATGTAACTGGTAACGCCACAATGACAAAAACAGAGACAGATGCGGTTACTCTGCTATTATCAGCCGCAGGTAAACAATTCAATAAAGTAAACAAAGCAACGTTTGATGGCATAACAGAGAACGAAGAGTTGCTTACAAGAGTTAAAACATATCTGAACGTAAAAGTACGTGCAGGTGAAAAGATTGCAGATCCTTCTAAGTTTGTTACTGACATGGTAAGCTGGATCTATGAGTACTACCAAAAAGAAATTGACAAACTAAAGTCCGAAAAAGGTAAAGCCGGTAGAGCGGAAAGACGAAAAGAAGTAATGGCATATTTTTCAAACGTTGACAAGTCTCAAATTGTCGCATTGTTTGAACTGTATAATATGATCGTTGAAATAAAACTACTCATTATCAGTAAGCTAGACAAAGCAAAGGCTATTGGCACTTTCTTAAAAACAAAAGATGGTTATAAAGTCACAGAACAAGAGGGCTTTGTTGCAATCGATAGAATGGGTAAGAATGCAGTTAAGCTTGTAGATCGAATGGGCTTCTCAAAAGCAAACTTCTCAGATGAGTTCATCAAGGGCTGGCAGAAGTAAGTCATTTGCCGCATCACGGGTATTCGGATTTAGCATCACAAAAAATCACTTTTAGTGTATAAATAAATGTGTCAACAAGATTGACATAAACACAACATACACATAAGGAGATGAATGTGACGCAAATGGTACTTACTGCCGCAAGCTTTCTCAATCTATCATTCATCGTAGACATTTACATGAACGTAATGAAGCGATGGTCTGATCGAAGAGAAGTTAAAAGAACAATCAAAGAATTAAACAAACTTACAGACCGTGATCTAAGAGATTTAGGTATTAGTCGTGGAGAAATATATTCCGTAGCCACCGGAGCATGGAGCAGAGATTCTGAAATTCGTACAAATCAAAATTTACGGGGGTGGGTCTAATGACAGCTTTAGTAAGCAACTATGTATTTTCACCTTTATCGGGATTGTGGTCTTCACTAGATCGGTATTCGCAGATGGTGGGTTACTCACGGGCAGCGGCGGAACTCGCAAGGCAGGGTTACCACGAGGAATCGAAACAGTGCATGATGTATCTCAAAGAGGTCATGTCCAGTAAATGATAAATAGACTATGAAGTCTAACAAAAAGCAGGCTTCTTGCCTGCTTTCGCTTTTATAAAGGAGAATATTATGAATTGGTTAAAAAACAGATTAATGGAACGCACATCTTGGGATGGTGGAGTTCTTATCGCAGTTGGAGTAATCGCTCTTATGTTTCAAGGTTTAATCGGCTGGGCAGCATATGGTGCAATTGCTTATGGTATCTTTACATTAGTTAAATCAGAGGATTAATTATGGAATTTGTTGATATGACAAAGAATGAACTTGAGGCATATGGTCGCACAGTTGGCATTGAATTGGATAGAAGACTTACTAAAGCAGTGCTTATTGAACAACTTAATGAGCATATTGAAAATGCTGAAGTTGAACTTTCAGATGAATTGAGTGATCCTGTATATCTAGATGCAGAGATTGAAGAGGAAGATTTTCCAATAACTGGTGAAGATCATCCATTAATGCCAAAAGAAATGCCAGCTATTAAAGAAGAGCCTGTAGATCCTTTGGTTGCAATTCAAGCAGAAAAAGACGCAAGGCGTGGCATTCAAAACTATTCGGAAATGCTACGTCAAGCAGAAGAAAAATATCAGATACTAAAAGATAAGCGTATCAGTGCTGAAGTATTGGAACTAGAAGCACTTACAGAAGTGGAGGTTGCTAGAAAAAATCTAGCTAGTGTCCAGAAGGCATGGGAAGACAGTAAGGAACTACTGTAATTTATAAATAGTACATAACACATCGTTGTAGTAAGACTACGGTAAACCTACGATAGAGGAAAAGAAATGCAAGACGATTCTATGGAAAATCCAGAGGCAAACTCTGGTGAAGAAACGACTTCTAAAAAGAAGACGGATAAGACAGAGAAGTCAAAGAAGACTTCGAAGAAAGTGAAAGATGAACTCTTAGTGAAGAACGCTATTGAGATCAATCCCAAGCTTGAAGAAGCTCCAAACAAGACAGTGGTTTTGGGTTGGGGCAGAATGAATCCAATTACTGTTGGACATGAAAAGCTAGTCAACAAAATCAAATCTGTCGCAAGATCAGAAGCGGCAACACCGCTGATCTATGTTTCTCATAGCCAAGACGCTAAGAAAAATCCTCTAGACTACGATGATAAGATCATGCTTGCAAAGAAAGCATTCGGCAACATCATCGTAAAGTCCAATGCTCGTACTATCATCCAAATCATGCAAGAGTTGCAGAAGAAATTCTCTAAGGTAATTCTCGTTGTTGGACAAGATCGAATCAAGCAATTCGATGAACTACTCAACAAGTACAACGGTAAAGACTACAACTTCGACAATATCTCTATTGTATCTGCTGGTGATCGTGACCCAGACTCAGAGGGAGTTGAGGGCATGTCTGCATCTAAGATGAGAGCCGCAGCCTCGCAAGGCGATTTCAAAAAATTCAAAACAGGTCTACCTCGAAGACTCCAATCAGATGCACAAGATGTATATGATATGGTACGTGGTGGCATGAAGATCGCTGAGATGCTAGAACTTGATGAAGCATTAACTATCCAACAAAGACGCATGAGAGCAATCACAATGCGTAAGTACAAGTCTAAGATTGCTCAAGGTCGCAGACGTATGGCTAAGAAAGCCGCTTCAATGGACAAGTTGAAGTTACGTGCAAGAAAGGCTGCCATTAAAATCATTCGTAAGAAAGTTGCTGGAAAGAAGGGCGAGAAGTACAATAGCCTATCTCCTTCTGAGAAGATGCTTATTGATAAGCGAGTAGCAACAAAGAAATCTGCAATCGACAGAATCGCAAAGAAGGTACTGCCAAAAGGCAGAAAAGCAGACCTTGCTAAACTGTCAGGTAAAAAGATGAATGAAGAGTTTGAATCATTCTTAATGAACGAAGAATTCACTGCACTGTTCGAAGAGCCTACTACAGGACAAGACCCAGATATCAAAGATAAGAAGGGTACACAGCCTGCAGTATACTACAAGGGTCTGGCAAAGTCAACTAAAGACAAGCGTGACGCACATTTCAAAAAGCATGGCAAAAAAGATGATGACGATAACTCATCATACAAGCCTGCACCAGGTGATGCAGAAGCAGAGACTAAGCCATCAAAGCACACTAAGCGATATCATCAAATGTTTGGCAAAGAAGGCGCTGTTAAATTAGATCGCCGCTTTCGTGCATTCAGACAACGCAAAGAAGAAGTTGAACTAGACGAAATTACTATTAAAACTGATGCGGAAAAACGTCTAAAGACTCAACACAAAGATGAGAGAGAAAACCTTTCTAAAGAGCATGAGCGTGAAATGGACGCACTGTTGACTAGAGAGTTACGTAAAAAAATTACAAGTATCAACAAAGAAGAGTTTGATA